GCTTCGGAGCAGCTTGACCAGCTACTTGAGGAGCTCCTGCTTCGCGAGTCGTTGATGGATCGAAATCCTTCACAACAGTGTACTTCGTCCCACCAGCCTTAGACTTAGAGGCGATCATACGCATCTTGCGATTGCCACCTTCCTTCTTGATCGAAGCGTGTACCCAGCCAGAGTTCTTATCACCAGCTGTATAGAACTCAAGGATGACCTGATCGAATTCGAGGTTGTCAGCAACCCAGTCAGCAACGGTCTTGTTATCAACGCCCTTGACTTCGAAGTCGATTGCCTGACCATTGACGTGCTGTGATGTAGCAGAACCACCAACAGCCTTATTGACTGCAGGCGCTCTGTATGATGAGTTGATTGTTACAGGACCGAACTTAGCACGTACTGGTTCGAGGATCTTCTCGCAGCAGTAGCGCATGTTCTCAATGTGCTGTGGTGTTGGTGTATTAGGAAGGCCGAGTCTCTTTGCTGTAGGAGAAACGATCATCTCTGCTAGGTTAAAATGTTCTGTTAGTTGTGTCATCATTTAATCCTTAGAATGGTCCGTGGTCTTCGTCTGAGTCAAGATACTTGTCGACAGCTGCCATCATTTTGATTTCGTTGTCTGTTTCGATTGACTCGGCTTGTGCGTTGATTACGTGAGCTTCTGCAAGAGCCTTATGATCGGTCTTGCCGAGCTCTTGAACCTTTACGTTTGGATCAAGCTCAGAAACTTTCATGCCCATCATCGTAGCGAAGGCTCCGACAAAGGCACCGATGATCATTGAGAAGGCTGGACCAATGATCTTGAAGATTTCGTTATTATCGATTAGCTCGTTTGGCATAAACATACCAATGAGGAAGATGAATACAACTGCCAGCATGATAGACGACAGCACAAGTGTGACCATCTTCATGATAGAGAGTTGGATCTTACCCTTCTCGAGTTCGAGTTGCTCCATCGATGTGATTGGTGGGGTAGATAAAAAAGATAGTAAGGACATACAATACCTCAATTAGTGGTTGACATAATTCAGAAAGTATTTATAATAGGGAGTTAATTGGAGATCATATGAGCACATTCTACACTCGCGTCGACCCCCTAGGCAACGACCTCCTCGTCCGAGGCTTCGAAGATGGCAAGCCTATCATGAAGAGGGTTCCCTACAAGCCGTACATGTTCGTACCATGTCGTACGGATACAAAGTACAAGACGATCGATGGTAAGCCTGTCGACAAGCTGCACTTCGATTCGATACGCGATTGCCGAGACTACATCCGTCAGTACAAAGACGTTGCTGGCATGCCAATGTATGGCTTCGATAAGTTTCACTTCATGTACATCTACGACACCTACAAGGGAGAGATCAACTACGATCCCTCTCTGACGTCCGTTGTGTCACTCGACATCGAAGTAGACATTGCGAACAGCAAAGGCTTTCCTAAGCCAGAGCTAGCAGAGAATGAGATCACTCTGATCACCATCTCTCGTAATGGTAAGAAGTCTGTGTTCGGATGTCAGCCATTCGTCAATAAGGATCCAGAGAACGTCACATACTACAAGTGCGTCGATGAGACTGCACTCTTGCGTTCGTTCCTTGATGTGTGGAACTCGGTTGAGTATTCACCTCACATTGTCACTGGCTGGAACATTGACTTCTTCGATATCCCCTACCTGATCAACCGCATTGCTCGGGTCCTTGGAGAGAGTGCTGTGAAGAAGTTGTCTCCTTGGGGCATCGTCAAGTCTCGTTCAATCAAGCAGTTTGGTCAAGAGGACATGCAGATTGTCTGGGACATCTACGGATTGAACATCCTTGACTACATCCAGCTCTATAAGAAGTTTGCATACACCCCTCAAGAGTCATACTCTCTCGACCACGTGTGCTATGAAGAGCTTGGAGAGAAGAAGACTGACTACTCAGACCTCGGAACGCTTGCCGACCTTCAAGTGAAGGACTGGCAGCGCTACACAGAGTATAACATCCGAGACGTTGAGCTCGTTGACAAGCTAGACGATAAGTTGAAGCTGATTGAGCTTGTGATGGCTATGGCATATGATGCCAAGGTCAACTACCATGATACCTTCACTACGGTGGGTCTGTGGGACGTTATCATCCACAACTACCTGCTCGATAGATGCTATGTCATCCCTCCTGTGAAGGTCGGAGATGCACGAGACACTATCCTTGGTGGCTATGTGAAGGATCCTCAGGTTGGTGAGCATAAGTGGGTGGTGTCGCTCGACTTGAACTCTCTGTATCCTCATATCATCATGCAGTACAACATCTCTCCCGATACGTACAAGGGCGTGTTCCCTGATGCTCCTATCCATCTCAGCGAAGGACCAGACAAGGCTGAACCTCTTGTTATGATGATGCAGGATGGATATCTTAACGCTGATCGTCGTAAGTATCTCCAGGACAACGACCTGACTTGTACTGCCAACATGCGTATGTTCTCTCGCTCTAAGCAAGGGTTCCTTCCTGCTCTGATGGAGAAGATGTACAACGATCGTGTGGTCTACAAGAACCAGATGATCGAGTCTAAGAAGCAGCTCGAGCAGCAGAAGAGTGTACAGCTTGAGAAGGACGTTGCCAAGTACAACAACCTTCAGATGGCAAAGAAGATTCAGTTGAACTCTGGATATGGTGCTCTTGCCAACATCTACAACCGTTGGTATCGTGCCGAGTTCGCTGAGGCGATTACATCTTGCGGTCAGCTGACTACTCGGTGGATCGAAGGTAAGCTGAACGAACTTCTCAACAAGACGTTCAAGACCGAAGGCTTCGACTATGTGATTGCATGTGACACTGACTCTGTGTACATGAAGGCTGATAAGTTTATTGAGCTTGCTGGTAAGGAGATGACTACTGAGCAGTGTGTCGCATACCTCGATAAGGTATCGCTCCAGCTCCTCGAGCCGTTCATCGACAAGAAGTACGATGAGCTGTGTCAGTATGTGAATGGCTATGCTCAGAAGATGAAGATGAAGCGTGAGTGTATTGCTGAGAAGGGTATCTGGACGGCTAAGAAGCGCTACATCCTCAACGTATGGAACCAAGAAGGTGTTGCGTATAGTGAACCTAAGCTCAAGATGGCTGGTATCGAAGCGATCCGTACATCTACTCCTATGGTCTGTCGTAAGGCTATTAAGGATACGCTTAGCCTTATCATGAACTCTACAGAGGATGACATGCAGAAGTTCATCGCCGACTTCCGTAGGGAGTATGACGAGCTTGCGTTTGAGGTGGTTGCGTCTCCTCGTTCGGTGTCGGACTTGAATAAATATAGAGATGGTGGTTCTGTCTTCAAGAAGGGCACACCCATCAACGTGAAGGGTGCGCTGATGTATAACCATCTTCTTCGTGAGCATAAGCTAGAGAAGAAGTATGAAGCGATTGGGGACGGACAGAAGATCAAGTACTCCTATCTCAAGACACCCAACCCTATCCAATGTAATGTGATTGCTTCGCCTGGAGGGCTTCCTCCTGAGTTTGGTTTGGATCGATACATCGATCGCACTATGCAGTTCGATAAGTCGTATCTCGAGCCAATCAAGACGATCTGTGATAGCATCAACTGGAAGACAGAGAAGACATACACACTAGAGGACCTTTGGAACTAATGGCTAACATCAAACTAGACGAATCATTCGACTTCGGCTTCTCCATCGTAGATGAAGGAGAGCTAGAAGTACTACAAGAGGCACAAGATACCATCACGACTGTATCTGCAGAAGCAGCTACACTAGAAGAACGGCTGAACAAGCTGTACAATATGATGATGCCACTACTTAACAACTTAGCAAAGAACCCAGACAAGAACTATATCTTCTGGCCCAATAGACTTGCGAAGATCGAACAATTCCGCGATCAGTTGGACAAGGTCTATCTTAACAGTTGACCTTTATAGTAAAACATCGTATAAGGTAACTACAGTTAGAGCTACAAGGAGTCATTATGTCGCTTATTGATAAACTAAAGAAGAATTCTACATCGAAGTACACCGCCGTTCTATCTGAGTCCAAGTTCTTCTCGGACAAGGATATGATCCAGACCAAGGTGCCTATCGTCAACGTTGCTCTGTCGGGTAAGCTCGATGGTGGCTTTACTCCTGGTCTGACGATGTTCGCAGGACCATCGAAGCACTTTAAGACTGCATTCTCGCTTCTGATGGCTAAGTCGTATCTCGACAAGTATGCAGACGCTGTGCTGCTGTTCTATGACTCAGAGTTCGGTACGCCGCAGGCCTACTTCAACTCATTTGGTATCGACACGTCACGTGTTCTCCATACTCCTATCACAGACGTAGAGCAGCTCAAGTTCGATATCATGAGTCAGCTTGATCAGATCGAGCGTGGTGATCATATCATCATCGTAGTCGACTCGATCGGTAACCTTGCTTCCAAGAAGGAAGTAGAAGACAGTCTGAACGAAAAGTCGGTTGCAGATATGTCTCGTGCGAAGCAGCTCAAGTCATTGTTCCGTATGGTAACACCTCACCTCACACTCAAGGATATCCCGATGTGTGTCGTGAACCATACGTACATGGAAATTGGTATGTTCCCTAAAGCAATCGTCGGTGGTGGTACGGGTTCGTACTACTCCGCAGATAACATCTTCATCATTGGTCGCCAGCAAGAGAAGGATGGTAGTGAGGTTTCTGGCTACAACTTTATCATCAACGTAGAGAAGTCACGCCATGTCAGAGAAAAAGCAAAGATCCCGGTTACGGTTCTTCATGAGGGAGGCATTTCGCGATGGTCGGGGCTTATTGACCTGGCCACTAGTAGTGGTCATGTTATCAAGCCTTCCAATGGTTGGTATCAACGAGTGGACATGTCTACAGGAGAGATTGAAGACAAAAAATGGCGATTCAAAGATACAGAGTCAAAAGACTTCTGGCTGCCAGTACTCTCCTGCAGCAAATTTAGCGAGTTTGTGGAAAAGAAATACCGAGTAGCATACGGTGACATTCTGCAAGACGAAGACTCGGTTCAAGATGTATATGATGCGATGGGTGAAGAATGAACACTGAGAAAGTAATCCTTTCTAGTCTAGTTACGAATGATGAGTATGCGAGGAAGGTTATCCCCTTCCTCGATACCACCTACTTCCACACGAAGTCTGAGCAGATTGTCTTCAAGCTGATTGAGGACTATGTGGCCAAGTACAATGCCTTCCCTACAAAGGAAGCATTGCAGGTCGACCTCGGCGATAAGTCGATCCAGCAAGAGCTGTTCGATCAAGCAAAGCAGGTGATCGATGAGGTCACCCAGCCTAACACCCTCGAGCGTTCTGTAGACTGGCTTGTCGATACTACAGAGAAGTTCTGTCAGGATAAGGCTATCTACAATGCTATCATGGAGTCGATCTCGATCCTAGATAACAAGGGTGAGAAGAAGCAGACGAAGGGAGCTATCCCTAAGATCCTGCAGGATGCTCTTGCTGTATCGTTCGACTCATCTATCGGACACGACTTCATTGAAGATGCGGAAGCTCGCTATGACTTCTATCATCGCAAGGAGCAGCGTCTCAAGTTCGATCTGGACTACTTCAACAAGATCACTGGTGGAGGTCTTCCTAACAAGACCCTCAACATTGCTCTGGCTGGTACTGGCGTTGGTAAGTCGATGTTCATGTGTAGCTGTGCTGCAGCTAACCTCAAGGACCATAAGAACGTCCTCTACATCACTCTCGAGCTTGCAGAAGAACGAGTAGCAGAACGTATCGATGCTAACTTGCTAGACTGTCC